GAGACTAAACGGGAACTTCCTTGTAATAAGGAATAAGACATAGTCCGTATTAAGTAATATATTAATATTAAAATTAATTAGATTATTATTTAATAGGTAGATACAAGAGCTTATTTTACAGCAGCTACTTTAATAATTGCAGTACCTACAGGAATAAAAATATTTAGTTGATTAGCTACATGTTATGGAGGATCAATACATATGACACCTTATATGTTATTTGCATTAGGATTTGTATTTATGTTCACAATAGGAGGATCTATAAACCACTTAGTTCTCCCTTTAAAAGCTACCAAATGCTGGGAAGTTCTAATAATTATGTTACTAATAATATTAATAGAAATTATAGTGATAATACATAATTTTGAGCAATCAGCAGGAAACCAAAATAATTTAAAATTATGAGTAGGTTCCCCAGAGACTAGATGTAGCACTTATTTTTTAGAAGTTATAGTCCAATATTTTTATTTATTATTAGTAAGTTTAAATAAATTAATGTTTATTAATACATATTCAACATTAACAGATAATTCTTTATCAGGTGAAGATTATAATAAATATAATCCAATAAAAGTATATAAAAGTTTAAAAAATGATAAAGTTAAAATATTAAAAGATGAAAAAGATAAATCAGGTGTTTACTGTTTAGTAAATAACATTAATGGTAATATTTACATAGGTAGTTCTGTTAATTTAGCAAATAGAATGAGAAGTTATTTAAATAATAATTTTTTATTAAGTAAACAAAATAATAATATGCCTATTGTAAAAGCTTTACTAAAATATGATCAATCTAATTTTTCTTTATTAATCTTAGAATATGTAAATCCTACTAATTTAACAAGTAGAGAAACTTATTATATCACAGCACTAATACCATATTATAATGTATTAAAACAAGGTTATTCTTCATTAGGTTATAAACATACAGAAGAAACTAAAGAATTATTATCAGAATTAGCAAAAAATAGAATTCATTCCGTTAAAACCAAAAATTTAATAGCGAAAGCTTTAATAGGTGAAAATAATCCTTTCTATAATAAAAATCATTCCATAGAAGCTAAATTAAGAATGATTGAAGCTAATTCAGCATATCCAGTATATGTTTATAATTCTTTCCATGAGCTATTAGTTATTTTACCATCAGTAAAAACTTTAGCTAATTTAATAAAATCAAATCATGCTACTATAGTTTCTAATATTAAAAATGAAACTATATTTAGAGGAGAATGATATTTTAGTAATATACCATTAAATATTAGTGATAAACCATTAATATCGAATTGATGTTCAAAAGAATGTAATGAATTAGTATTAGAAATTATTAATAATAATTATATTAGAAAAGCTGTATTTGTTTATGATTTAGATTTAAAATTTATATCTAAATTTGATGGAGTAAAAGATGCTGAAAGAGCATTAGATATAAACCAAAGTATAATAAAAAAATATGCTAAATTTAGTGGTAAATATAATGAATATATTTTTAGTTATGAAAGAATAAATAATAATAAATAAAAAAAAATAAAAATACTTTACTTTAAAGTATTATTTGATTATCTCTTATGTATTAAGATTTAGTTAATAAATCCTTTTGGGTTACTTAAATAAAGTAAGTGGAATTATATTATTTTTGGGTTCATTAATTTTATTAAATAAAAACATATCTAATGCATTAGAAAGATTAAATCCCAATAAAGCATTAAAAATATTTGAAAATTTCTATAAAGATAGAAAAGAATTATATAAAGAATTTAAAGGTGATAAAAAAGGATATATTTATATGATTGTAAATAAATTAAATGGTAAATGTTATGTAGGTAGTACGAGATCAATAAAAGTTAGACTATATAATTATTTTAACATTGCTTTAGCAGCAATGCAAAAAGGAAGACCTATATCAAGTGCTATATTAAAATATGGTCTTGTAAATTTTGCTTTCATAATTATAGAAGAAGTAGATTTAAATATACATAATTTAGAAGAAAGAGAAACTTTTTGAATTAAGCAAATTAAACCTGAATATAACTCAGTGAAAGAAGCAGCTAGAAATAATAGTATACCTCATTCAGAAGAAACAAAATTAAAAATTTCTAAATCTAAATCTTCAGGATCTATATATATTTATAATGAATTTAAAGTATTATTAGTTATAGTACCATCTTTAAAATCATTAGCTGTATCATTAGGTAATGCTTCTATTTGTATTTCTTTAAAAAGATCTATAGAAAATGAATCTTTATTTAGATCTTCTTGATATATATCTAAACATCCTTTTAATGAGTATGATAAACCTTTAATAGAAATTTCTACAAATGAATATGTAAATTTAATAGAAGAAATGAAATCACAAAAACATATTAGAAAAGCTATCTTTGTATTTAAAGATGGAGAGTTTTTACAAAAATTTGATGGAATATTAGCAGTATCAAAAGCTTTAAATATTTCCCATGAAACAATAAAATCTAATATTGAAAAAAATACTACGTACAAAGGATACAGATTTAGTTATCATAGAATTAGATAATTAAAATATAAATATGTGAGTGGAGTAGTATTAGCTAATGCTTCATTAGATATAGCATTCCACGATACTTTATTAGTTACTACTATAACATCAATAGGGTTTTTAGCTAAAGGTAAAAGATTTATTAGTACAATTGCAAATAAGGATGAATATATAAAAATGTTTTGAGTAGGTCTTATGGATGGAGATGGAAGTATTCAAGTTAACCATTGAAGAAAAAAATTATTACAGTATAGATTAGTAATAAAATTAAAAAATGATAAATTAAATTACGAGATGTTAATAAAAATAGCTAAAGTAATTGGAGGGTCAGTAAGAAAAGTAAAAGATGATGTATTATGAGTAGTTAATAAAAAAGAAGATATTGTAAAAATAATAGGAATATTTGATAAATACCCACCTTTAACTTCAAAAAAAATATGTCAACTTGCTTTTTTAAAATCTTGTTTAAATAATACCTCAATAGAAGACTATTTTATTAATAGAGATTTAAAATATAAAGAACAAATTAATATTATAAATTCTCCATTTAAAGCGCCTATTTATTTTAAAGAATGACTATCTGGTTTTATAGAAGCCGAAGGATGTTTTTCTTTAAGAAATGCAAAAAATCATTCTTTTTCTATAGGGCAAAATGATGATAAATTTTTAATTGAAGCCATAAAACAATACTTTGAAGCAATTAATATAGTTAGAAATCCTTATAGAAATTTTTATTCTTTAGAAGTTTATAGAAAAGAAATTTTAAAAAAAATAATTGCACATTGTATTAATTATCCATTATTTGGTGAAAAAAAAGAGTCTTTAAATAAATTTATTAAAGAATTTGAAAAATAGTAAGTGTCGTGTTGTCTTGTTACTGTGAAAAGATTCATACACTTTTCGGTATTTATTGCTAACGGTGAAGTCTAGGTTTAATTAACCATGAAAAAAATTATTATTAAAATAGATTTTTGACTTATTTAAATCATTGTATCTTTACAGAGATAGTTTTATTAATAATTATGGTTGTAATTATAAATATGCAAAATGTGTCTACAACTATAAAAAATCAGGGGTTATTTTTTAATTCTGCTTTATTAACTAAATCATTTTCAAGTTTAAATTATAAAAAAAATGACAAAAATTTATTAGATCCTAATTGAGTGTCTGGATTAGTAGATGCTGAAGGTTCTTTTATAGTTTTTATAAAATTAGAATCTAAGACTAATAAAATAAGACAAGTACAATTATCATTTGAAATAAATTTACACATTAAAGATATAGATTTATTATATAAATTAAAATCTTTTTTTGGAGAAGCAGGGAACATTTCTATACCTTCTACTAGAAAAGACGCTAGATTAAAAATTACTAGCTTAAATGATATATATCAATATGTAATACCCCATTTTAAAGAATATCCTTTACAAGGAATAAAAAAATTAGATTATGATTTATGAGTTAAATGTGCAGAATTAATATTAAATAAGGAACATTTACAAAAAGAAGGATTATCTAAAATAGTATCTATTAAATCTGTTCTTAATAAAGGATTATCAGATAAATTAAAAGGTATTTTTCCAGATGTAAAAGCAATAGATAAACCTGTTTTAGAGGATGTAGATATTCCATTAAATCCTAATTATATTAGTGGATTCTCTGAAGGGGAAAGTTGTTTCTCAGTAAATATTTCAGCTAAGACTAATAAAATAATAGCTACTTTTATAATAGAATTACACAGTAGAGATATTTTATTATTAAATAGAATACAAAAATTTTTTAAAAATATAGGTTTTATAAATAGTTCTTTAACTAGAAATTCAGTAAGATTTTATATAAGTAAAAATTCTGATTTAATAAATATAGTTTTAGCTCATTTTGATGCTTATCAACTACAAGGAAATAAACTTAAAAATTATTTATTATTTAAAGAAATTGTGTTATTAATTAAATCTAAAGCACATTTAACTCCTGAAGGATTTAATAAAATTAAATTACTTAGAGAAGGGTTAAATAAATAAATATAATAGAGATTCACTAATGTAAAAAAAAGTTAATGGGTATATTTATAATTACTTATTATAAAATGCTATAAATAAGAGAAAAATTCTAGATAATACCGTGGTAACCAAAGCAAAAGTTTATATTATTTTTTGGTAGGTGAAGTCTTATAAATTATTTAAAATGCAAATAATAATTACAAATATAAGATAATACCGTGGAAACCAAAAAAAAATTTTTTTTGTCAGTAGGATCCGTAGAGACTAAACGTAACAGTTGAAAATTTATTAAGTTAAATTAGTAGATAAGATATAGTCCAATCCACTACGTGAGTAGTGACGTATGTTATTAAATTATTGATGACTTACTATGTAGTAGCTCATTTCCATTATGTATTAAGTATGGGAGCAGTATTTGCAATATTTAGTGCATGATATTATTGAATACCTAAAATATTAGGGTTAGATTATAATATATTATTAGGAAAAGTACATTTCTGAATATTATTTATAGGAGTAAAAAAAGAGGGAAGTATTTTTAAAAAGGGAAAAAGATTGTATAGTAATTCTAAAGATAAAAAATTACCAATAGACCCTAAAGAATTCGTTCTTTTTTTTGAAAATGTTTTAGAAAATAAAAAAAATATTTATAGTGAATTAAAGAATAAATCAGGAGTTTATATTTTTATAAATAATATTACCAATGAATTATATGTAGGAAGTAGTATTAATTTAAGTAAAAGAATGGTAAGTTATTTTTATTATACTAATTCTGATAAATTAAGTAAATCTATTATAATTAGAGCTATGAAAAAATATGGTTTAGAAAATTTTTCTTTAGGAATTAAAGAATTTTGTGAAAAAGATTCTCAAACTTGTATAGCTTTAGAACAAAAATGAATAGATTTTTATAAACCTACTTATAATATATTATCTATAGCTGGAAATTCTACGGGTTATAAACACAAAATTGAAACAATTAATAAATTAAAAGAATTATTAGGTAAAGAAAATCATCCAAATTTTGGAAATATAACTCCAATTGAAGTAAGAAAAGCTATAAGTAAAGGTATAAAAAAATTTTATTTAGAAAATAATCATCCCATAAAAGGATTAAAAGGGGAATTAGCCCCTCAATATGGAATTGGAGGAAAATTTGTTTTTTGTTATAGTAAAACCGGAGAAGAATTAATATTCCCATCAATCAACGGTGCTAGACAATATTTTAATGTAAGATGAACTTATATTAAACAAAATATTGATACTAATAAATGAATAATACTTAAAAATCAAGAATGAATAATACAATCTAAACCTAAACAAAAATAAAATAATTTGCTCCTACCAATTCTTCTATATGCTAGGAACACTAATAAAGTTTAAGTACTATAATCTATTAATGATTAAGTAATAATCTTAAATTAATCTAGTGAATCAGCAGGAAACCAAAAAATAATAATTATTTTAGTAGGATCCTCAGAGACTAAAAGAAGAAAATTATTATTAAATTTTAATAAATAATAATTAAGTTATAGTCCACATTAAGTGAAATTTAACTTTCTTCCCACAGCACTTCTTAGGTTTACAAGGAATGCCTAGAAGAATATCAGATTATCCTGATGCATTTGCAGGATGAAACTTAGTAAGTAGTTTCGGATCTATAATATCAGTTGTAGCTACATGATTATTCTTATATCTTGTATACGCTCAATTAGTATACGGAAAAGCAGTATCAAGAAATCCTTGATTAATTCCACAATTCTTTAGTGATTACTTACAAACAATCTTAAACAGAAGTTATGCTAGTTTAGAGTGATGTTTAAACTCACCACCTAAACCACACGCATTTGTATCATTACCTTTACAAAGTTCAATATTTGCAATACCAGTGAAGCAATAAAAGAAAATTTAGTAGTAAAGTTGAATCTAAATTAGATCCTTATTATGTTACTGGATTATGTGATGCAGAATCAAGTTTTTCAGTATCAATAATAAAAAAAAATAATAAATATTATCCTAAATTAATTTTTAAATTAAATTTACACAATAGAGATAAATTTTTATTAGAAAAACTAGTAAAATTCTTTGGAGTTGGTAAAATTTATAATAATCAATCTTCAAGTTGTCAATTAGTTTTTCAAACTCTTGCTGAGTTAGGGGTAATAATAGATCACTTTAATAACTATCCTCTGGTATCTAAAAAATTAGCTGATTTTAAATTCTTTGCACAAGCATTTGTTCTTTTTAAAGCTAAAAAACATTTAACAGAAGAAGGTTTACAAGAAATTGTAAATTTAAGAGCTAGTATGGGAATAGGATTATCTGAAGAATTAATAACACAATTTCCAAATACTAAACCAGTAGAAAGACCGGTAGTTGAAATACAGGAAATACCAAGCCCTCATTGAGTTGCTGGATTTTCTGAAGGAGATGGAAGTTTTACAGTAAGAACTAGAAAATCAGATTCTTATAAACTAGGTTATTCAATATTTTTAGGATATATAGTAACACAAGATATTAGAGATTCTGCTCTTATGGGAAGTTTAGTAAATTATTTTAATTGTGGTGGTTATAGCATATCAACGGATAAAGATTCATGTGAATACCATGTTTATAAAACTAATGATATAATTGATATTATTATACCTTTTTTTAAAGCTAATTCTCTTCATGGAACTAAAGCATTAGATTTTGCAGATTTTTGCGAAGCTGCTGAAATTATAAAAGCTAAAGGCCATTTAACAGAAGAAGGATTAAATCAAATACTTGATATAAAAGCTACAATGAATAAAGGAAGATAATAATATGGTTTATCTACAATTAGTTGAAGGAAAAGCAGTATCAAGAAATCCTTGATTAATACCACAATTCTTTAGTGATTACTTACAAACTATATTAAATAGATCATATGCAAGTTTAGAATGATGTTTAAATTCACCACCTAAACCACACGCATTTGTAAGTTTACCTTTACAAAGTTAAAGAGTATGTGTAAAAGGTTTACAATTTTATTGCAGATAAAATGATTATGGGTTCGATTCCTTTCTTACTCTAAAAAAGGTTTATTTAGGAAATTCATTAAATTAAATTATTAAAAAATAAAAAAATCAGAGAAAATAATAATTGTAATAAAAAATATTTAAATTTAATTAAATAAAAAGATATAATAAAAAAACAGAATAATGTGTTATAATAAACCCAAATATGCTGTAGACTAATAGGTAAGTCATAAACTTTTGGTGTTTACATATTGAGTGTTCGAGTCACTCCAGCATAACATATATTAATTATATTAAAAATATAACATTAAATTTAAAAGGTTAAAATGATATTAATCCCATTTGTATTATTAATAATTATAATATGCGTAAAGATAATAAATTTTTATATTTCTTATAACTTATCCCAAGAAAGAATAGTAAAAGTAAATTTAATTAATAAACCTAGATTAGGTATTAGATCATATAGTACTAGTAGCTATAATAAACCCGAGCCCTCAGCTTTTTTAGATCCAAATTGAGTAACAGGATTTGTAGATGCAGAAGGATCTTTTACGGTTAGTATTTATGAAGATAAATCTAGAAAATTAGGGTGAAATATAATATGTAGGTTTAAAATTTTATTACATCAAAGAGATGAGCTTTTATTGAAAAGAATACAAGAATTTTTTAATGCAGGAACTATTTATAAACAGGGTGATTCTAAACTTTCTTTTGAAGTAAATTCTGTAAAAGTTTTAAATGATGTAATTATACCTCATTTTGAAAAATACGGCTTAATTACTCAAAAAAGAGTAGATTTTGAATTATTTAAGCAAATTGTTTTTATAAAAGCTAATAATAAAATTTTATCTCCAGAAGATTTTGAATTAATATTGAAATTAAAAGCTAATTTAAATAAAGGATTTACAGAAAAATTAATAGAAAGTTTTCCACATATTATATGTGAACCTAAACCTATATTTACTAATCAAGTAATACCTCATCCACAATGATTAACAGGACTTATAGATGGTGAAGGGTGTTTCATTATAAAATCACAAGCAGGTACTTCTTCAGATAAAAATACTTCTTATGTTGGACTAACTTTTAGTATTACTCAAAGTATTAGAGATAACTTGTTATTAGAAAATATAATAAAATATTTAAATTGTGGTTATTTGGTAAAAAAAAGTTGTCAAACAGTTATTGATTTAAAAGTTGGTAAGTTGGATGATATTTTAACTAATATTTTACCTTTTCTAAAAGAATATCCTTTACAAAGTGTTAAACAACACGAGTTTCAAGATTGAGTAAAGGCTTGTATAATCATTCAAAATAAAGAACATTTAACTCCAGAAGGAATAGAAAAAATTTTAAAAATAAAAAATGGAATGAATAAAAAAAGAATTAGTGGGTAAATTTAATTAAAAATCGTGTAAATAAAAATAAATAATAAGCATAAAAAGTTAAAAAAAAGTGTAAATTATTTTATTATATAATAATTTACACAAAATTGTTGTAAACTAATGGGATAAGTTATAAGTTAATTAAACTTAATATAAGTGTTCGAATCACTTCAGCATAATATATATTAAATATATTAAAAATATATAAAAAAAAGAAAAAATAAATGATAACAGTAATAGAATCATTAATAGTAATAGTTCCTTCTTTAATAGTAGTAGCGTATGTTACTATTGCAGAAAGAAAAACAATGGCAAGTATGCAAAGAAGATTAGGACCTATCAAATGGTGTAGGATACCATTATCCAGGGTTAAATTGTCAAACTCCGAGAAACTCCTAAAGCTGACGGTACTAGTAAATAAAATTAATTTACAAATTTGTAAAAATATTGATTTATTTAAAGTAACAATCCTTAAGATGATCGAAAGAGAAGTGGACAACTGCGGATCTAAATCAACTTCTAAAGTTGTAAAAGAGCAAAGAGTAGACGGCAATTGATACGGAAAAAAACCCTATTTAAGGAGTACTCTAATGGATTTCGAAAGAAATTATCTAGTCAAAGTCCTTTCTAACCAAATTAATAATAAGTATTATTCTACTTCCACATGTTCTAATATAGATGGAAATTCATTAAATCCTTGATTTATTACAGGGTTTTGTGATGCAGAAGGATCATTTATGATACTAATTTTAAGAGAACCTAAAAATAAAATAGGCTGAACAGTAAAAGCTAGATTTTCTATAGGATTACATGTAAAAGATAAGGCTATTTTAGAAAGTCTAAATAATTATTTAGGTAATATTGGAAGTATTTCTAAACAAGGAAAATATAGTGTACAGTATAGAGTTAGTTCTTTAGATAGTATAGCTAATATATTAATACCTTTTTTTGAAAAATATCCATTAATAACTCAAAAAAAAGCCGATTATCTTTTATTTAAACAAGCAGTTAACTTAATGCTTAATAAAGAACATTTAACAACAAGTGGTATAGAAAAACTTGTAGCTATTAAAACTAATCTAAATTTAGGTTTATCAGATGAATTAAAATTAGCCTTCCCTAAGGTATTACCTATTCAAAGACCTTTAATTGAAAATCAATTAATTAAAGATCCGAATTGATTAGCAGGGTTTAGTAGTGGAGAAGGTTGTTTTAATGTAAGATTAAAAAAATTAGAGAGTTCTTTATTAGGTTTACAAACTATATTAACTTTTAAGTTGAGTCAACATTCTAGAGATAAAGAGTTAATGGAAAGTATAGTAGATTATTTAAATTGTGGTAATGTTTATAAAGATTCTGATTCAGTACAGTATGTAGTTACAAAATTTACGGATTTAACTGACAAATTAATACCGTTTTTTGATAAGTATGAGATTATAGGTATCAAAACCCAAGATTATGTAGATTTTAAAAAAGTAGTTAAATTAATGCAAGATAAAGACCATTTAACTGAATCAGGTTTAAATAAAATAATAATAATAAAAGATGGTATGAATAAAGGAAGAAAAGAATAATATTATTGTAATTTGTATGATAAATTTGATGATCGTGAATATAGTAGGTTTAAGCCTAAATCCGATATGTCAATCTGTAAGATTATTTCATAGTTCTTCAAAATATAAAGATGACGTAGCTAAAACATTATATGAAGATAGAATCGCTCCGGTTAAATTATTTGATTCTGAATTAATTGATAGTCTTGATAATTTAACTTCCATCGAAAATAAAAAATTATTTTTTGATAAATATAAAGAGAAAGGAGGAATATATCTAATAAAGTACAAGGAGGATGAAAATATATATTATATAGGGAGAGCTAAAGATTTTAAAAATAGATTAAGTACTCATTTAAAAACCAAGTCATCCGACAAATTTCATTTATTTGCTAATTTAGTAGGTTGAGATAAATTTAGTTTTTCTATAATAGAGATTTGCGACTTAGACGTGCAAAATGAAAGAGAAAATTTTTATTTAAAAGAGTATTTACCTATATTAAATACAGTTTTTAAAAGTAATTTTAGTGAATCTCTTATATATGATACCTTATATAATAAACTAAAAACTAAACAAGAAGAAATAGAATTTAATTCAGAGTATTCTGGAATATTGATTTATGTTTATAATTATACTAATGGTCAAATTAATCCAAATTTTACTAAATATAATAGTTTAAATGCTTTAAGTAAAGAGCTTAATATAGCTAGAGATACTATAAAAAGATATTTAAATACTAATGTACCTTATAAAAGTAATTTATTTTTCACTAGTATTATTACAGATTTAACATTAATAAATGATTTAGTTTGTAAAGCTTCAGAAGGATTAGAACTTAATAGAACTTTAACTAAAAAAGTCTGAATTTATAATGAAAATGGAGAAATATTAAAATTTAAATCCAAAGAGGCAGTAGCTAAATTTTTAAACGTTCAATTTAGAACTATCACTTATCATTTAGATAATTGAATAAAAGGAGGTATAAATGGTTATTATCTATTTAGTAAAGAATTAAATAAATTAGAATTGGAAAAACTTACAGATATGTTTAAGTTAAGAAAAACCAATAATTGTGTAGTTTGAGTTTATGAAATAGATAATCTAGAATCACCTATGGAAAATTTTAATAGTATGCAAAAAGCAGCTGAATATTTTAAAGTTGATTCTAGATCAATTCAAAGACATTTAGATACTAATAAAGTTACTTTAAAAGATGGTAAATTAGTTTTATTTTATTCTAAAGAATTAACAATAGAAGATATTAAAGGGTTAAGTTTTGAAAATAAAAAAAAATGAAAGAATTAGTATATGAGTCTATAAAAGTGTTAATGATACATTAGAGTTAATAAATAATAATGAGCCTACTTTTAATTCTAGATCTGAAGCAGCTAAAGAGTTAAAATTTAGTACAAAAACTATAATTAAGTATTTAGATACAAATATATCATATAAAGATTTATATTTTTATAGTAAAAAACTATAAATAATCTACAGATTGACATAAAAAAAAAGCCTGAGAAACTTTTTTTTAGCCTAAGTAATAGTAAACCTATTGCTATAAACCATCAAATTGCGGGAAACCCTTAAAGTTATTTCAACTAAGTAAGTATAGTAATATATTTATGGCTCAGGTAATGACTCGAGGTATAGTAAAATCGAAATAAATGCACGAAAGGAAATAGGTAATCCGCAGCCAAGTACCAATTATAATTAATTATAACGGTATGCAGTTCATCGACTAAAAGTTGGTTGGCATTACAAAGTAGTGCTTAAGATATAGTCAGACTCTATTCGAAAGAATCAAGCAATTTATACAAATTGATAGAGGTAATGTCTTCTAACTCTGCCTGTATTATTAAATAAAAATAATTGGCAAAAGGAAGAGAATTCGTACTATGGATTATTACAGGCATTTGCAGATGCATTAAAATTATTAGTAAAAGAATATGTGTACCCTACACAGTCTAATATTATATTATTTTTCTTAGGTCCAATAATAACATTAATATTTGCATTATTAGGATATGCAGTAATACCTTAGGATTATAGGGTAATATAGTCAAATTCCGGGGAACCCCTAAAGCTTATTTTACCAAACTTTATGCGAAAGTGTATAGTGGATGAAGTAATTACTCATGTAAGGTAACAATAAATAAGATACTTTAAAGAGTAATGGGCGATCGCGGATCTAAATCAATTGTATGATTTCTTATACAATTGTAAAAGAGCAAAGAGTAAACGGCTATAAATATTTGCAATCTTCACACTATACAGTAGGGTTCCTTATGTTCATCTATCTCGTTATAATAAATGAGCGGGCGAGGAGTTGTATAGAGTATTTTGCATATATTTAAGATGTATTCTAATGAGCTTAGAAATAAGCTAAGGTTAAATATGTATACTAAAATTTCCTACGATTCACCATTAAATGGTTTTAATTCTTTAAATATTAATAGTGATTGTCACTATGCTACACCAAGAGATAATAAAAAGGACGATTTACAAATCCATCCTTGATTTATTACAGGATTTACCGATGGAGAAGGTTGTTTTTCATGTAGTGTTATAAAAAATTCCTCTTATAAATTAGGTTGAGAAATACAACTATGTTTTCAAATTAAACTTCATGTTAGAGATTACCCTATTTTATTAAGAATTCAAGAGAGTTTAGGTGGAATAGGTAATGTAAGTAGTAATCAATCTACTTGTGCCTTTAGAGTTAGAAAATTAAATGAGTTAATAGAAATAATAAAATTTTTTGATAAATATCCTTTAATTTCTAGAAAAAGAGGGGATTATTTATTATTTAAAGAAATTGTATCTATTATGCAATTGAAAGAACATTTAACTTTACAAGGTATACAAAAAATTATAAACATAAGAGCAACCTTAAATTTTGGTTTATCTAAAGAATTACAATTAATGTTCCCCGAAACTATTCCAGTTCCCAGACCTTTAAGAGAAATCTGCGTTATCCCACATCCTCAATGGATAGCCGGGTTTGCTTCAGCTGAAGGTAATTTCTCAATTTTATTAGACAATGGTATATTTAAATCTCTATTATTCAAAATAACTCAGCATGAAAGAGATGATATATTATTAACTACAATTAGACAATATCTTAATTGTGGGCATAATTATTTAAGAAAAACTGAGAATGTAATAGATTTCAAAGTTACAAAATTTTCTGAAATTAATGAATTAATTATACCTTTCTTTACTATAAATCCGATATTAGGTGTAAAATCTTTAGATTTTAATGATTGATGTTTAGTTTCGGACATAGTTAAAAAAAAAGAACATAAGTTCGAAGAAAATGTTATTAAAATTAGAGAATTACAAAAGGGAATGAATAGGGGGAGAAGTAAGTAAATTTCTAGTATTAATTTATATCAAAATTTTTATTGTATGGTCCAGGATTAACAGTAGTAGATTTAAATTTAGGTATATTCTACTTATTAGCAGTATCATCTTTATCTACTTATGGAATATTGCTAGCGGGATGAGAATTTTACAGTAAATCCAAAGGTTTATCTTATAATAGATTTACTAATTTTATATTTTGTGATTTATCTAATCTAATAAAATACTATATTATTTATATTTTCATAAAATATATGAAAAATTTAATAATTAATATAATTAATATTATATTTAAATTGTTCAAAAGAAATACCCAATCTAAAAATAATAATTTATTATTTGCAAATTTTAATAAAAAACCAGATTTTTTACATTTTCAAAAAAGAAATATTCACACTACTAGATTTTTAAATTTTAAAGAAAAATCTAAAGATTATAACATAGATAATATTAAAGATTTACATTCAGAGCATATAAAAGAATTATATAAAGTTAGAAAAGCAAATGTTAAACCATTTAATAAAGAATTAATATTAGCAACGTGTGATAATGTATTAGATAAAAATAAAAAATTAGAATTTTTAAAAGAATGAGGCTCAAAAAGTTGTATATATTTAATTCAATATAAATATGACCCCTGTATATATTATATAGGAAGAACTACTTTATTAAAAAGAAGATTATATAATCACTTAAATGCTGAAACAAACTCAAAATTTCATTTATTATTAAATTTAATAGGGTGAGAACATTTTAATATATCTATAATAGAAGTATGTGATTTAGATAAATTAGTAGAAAGAGAAAACTATTTCATACAATATTTTTTACCATTATTAAATTCAGTATTTTCTTCAACTATATCTGAAACTTCAATTAATATAACATTAAAAGATATACTAAATAAGTTAAAACCTGATAATTTAGTTAAAATTTCCAAAAATATTCCGATATATGTTTATACTATAGATGGAAATGGAATAGATATAAATTATACACTATTTAGTAGTTTATCAGAAGCTAGCAGAAAAATAAAAATAAATATAGCAAGTATAAGTCAATATAAAGATACCCCTATACCATTTAAAGGTAAATTATTCTATACTCAACCGATATTAGATTTTATTCAGGTATTTGAAGCATCCAAATTAAATACACCAGAAACATTAACAAATGAAGTATTAGCAATAAAAGTATGAGCATATGATGCAAAAACATTAGAACTAATAAATAATGCACCATTTGAATCAAAAATAAGTACTTCTAAGTTTTTAGGTATTAGTAGAGCAGTAATAGATTATTTTATTGACACTGGAAAAGCGGAAGGGGTAAAAGGAACATATTTATACAGTAAACCATTAACAAATGCAGAAGTAAAAAAATTAAAATCAATGTCAGAAAAT